TGGACAGTTCGACCTCGATAAGTTCCGCGAGTTGCTGTTCACCCCGACCGTGGCGGGCCAGAAGTCGCCGATCACGATCATGCGTGAACAGGGCATCATGGAGCCCGAGCAGATCGAAAACCTGAGCAAGTTGTTCAATACCCTGAACACGCTCAAGATCGCAGAACGCCAGGGTGTCGGTGTTGATGCGAAGCAGAACATCGGGGAACTTGGGCTTCTGCTGGGGGCCAAGATCCTCGCGTCCAAGGCTGCAAGTTGGATGCAGCGGGCAACGGGTCAAAGCGGTGCGTCGATCATCATCGCCGGCAACGTGGCGAAGGCCACCGAACAGGTCGTGTCGAAGATCCCCGCGTCCAAGGTGGACGAGGTGGCGATCCGTCTGATGAACGACCCCCAGGCCCTTGCGAACGTGCTCAAGAAGACCACCACGGCGCAGGACAAAATGATCCAGTTGAGCCGGTTCCATTCGTGGATAATCCAGACCGGGGTCGGAGCAACCCGGGACTTCGGACCCGTTGAGATGTTCTCGCAGTAAGGACTACCATGACCATCAGTACCACCGACTCGCGCATCTCGTACAACGGCAACGGGGTCACCACCGTCTTCTCGTTCCCGTACCGGTTCCTGACCAACGGGGACATCGTTGTGGTGAGTGTCAGTTCGACAGGTGTCGAGACCGTCAAGACCCTGACTACTGACTACACCCTGACTGGAGCGGGTGACGATGCGGGCGGCAGTGTCACGATGCTCGTGGCGCCGGCCAGCGGCACGCGCCTGATCATCTATCGGGACACGGACATCACCCAGGAGACAGACTACATCTCGGGCGACCCGTTTCCGGCCGAGACCCATGAGCGAGCACTAGACCGGCTCACCATGATCGCACAGGAGATAGGGTCCGATGCTGATCGGTCGATCAAGGTGCCGGTGGGCGACTCGTCGAGTCTGAGCACCACGCTTCCAGCAGCGGCCAATCGACTTGACCGTCTTCTTGCTTTTGATTCTGCGACTGGTGAGGTCGAACTGTCGGGAATCACACAGACGCAAATTGCCAGCGCCGTGGCTGCAGCCTATGCCGCAGGGTCTACCGCTGACGCAGTGACCTTCCTGCAAGCCGGCACGGGTGCCGTGTCCGAAAGCGTTCAAGTCGCGCTGCGCCGCTTTGTGCATATCGATCAGTTCGGCGCGGTGGGTGATAGCACGACCGACGACCTGATCCCGCTGACTCGGTTCTTTGAGTCGGCCATTGCAAACCCGGGAGTCCCGCACATTCTCGGGAGCGCGATCTACGCAACGACCGGAGCGCTACCGACGATCAACGTCAGCAACGTGATCATTCGTGGCGCAGGAAGCACCGTACACGACATCTCGCCGCTGATGAATGGGACGGTCATCAAATACACCGGCACAGCGGGGGCCACGGTACTGACCATCTCGTCTATCTCCGGTGGCTCTAACCAGATGGTTTCCAATGTGGAGTTTTCTGGCATCGGGATCAACGCCAACAGCCTCGCTGACTACGGTCTCATCACTAACAGCTTGCGTGACAGTCTGATCGATGTGGCGGTGTGCGACGCCAAAGTGGACAACTGGAAAATAGGGGTAGTTGCAACGCTTGGTGAGGCGACAGACTTCCGCAGAAACCGCATCCGATACACCGGGCGCAGCGTGGACTATGCGAGTGGTGTGCCGCTTCGGTTGACCGGGGACAGTTCGGCCAATGTGTCGTTCAATGTGTTCGAGGTTGTGGAAATCGTTCACAAGAACGGCATCGGGATCATTGAGGAAAACGCGGACAACAACCTCTGGCAGTCTGTTCGCGTGTACCGGGCCGCTGGCGGTTCTGCTACCAACTCAATTGAATGGCGAGGTGGCGCATCGGCTGGCGTTGCGTGCCGCGATGAGCGGTTCGTGAATCTCTCCACCACGGTCGCCGCAATTGCCAAGGGAACGGGAACATACACAGTCGGTGCGACGACCATCGTCATTGATTTTCTGGATGTGACCAACTCCACCCCGACGCCCACCGAGGAGACTGGTGCGACCATCATGGACGGGAAATGGCGCACATTCACTTCCACCATTACGGCGACGGCTGGCGCGTTCACCTCGGTGTCTGGTGCCATCCGGTATCTGCGTGAACTGCGACGCTGCCAGATCGAGTTGGTCATCGTCATCACGACTGCCGGCAGTGCGGCTGGTGCGGGGTCCACCATGACGGCGACTCTGCCTTGCACGGTCGGGAGTGCCGCAACTAGCCGGGCATTCGGGTCCGTATCGTCCACCGGAGTCGGCGTGTTGGGCACGTTTGTCGCGGCCGGCACCACACTCAACTCGATTGCCTTGGTGACCGGGGCGACCGCGGTGGTCAACGGCTACACGATCGTGATGAATGGTGTTTGTGAGACGGCGTAATGAGGGCACTTCGAGACTGGTGGTTCTGCTTCCAGTGGAAGCGCAGGGCGCGTGCTGACAAACGGGCGGGAAGATGGCCGTTGTGATGAAAGCGAGCGATGCAGGATGATGAGAAAATCACAGACTCTGAGTGGCTGCGACTGCAGCGGGTTGAACACGACAGGAGGAAATGGCTATGGGCGCGGCTGAAGTCATTGGGTGGGTGGATCGTCGGAGTTCTAACCGCGATGTGGGCCACCGTCGACGCCGTGGGGAAACTGCTCGACTGGGTTCGCCGATGACTCGCAAGACCGCGGATTGGCTCCACCAGTACCGCTGGTGGCCATGGCTGCTCACGCTGCTGATCCTCCCGATCCAACTGTGGCCACCGTCGTACTGGTTCGAGGTGCGCTCGGTTCTCGTGTCCAGCGTGAAGCAGGGAGACCCGGTGACCATGGTCGTGGAGCGCAACATCAAGCGCCCGTTTCGTGGCGACTGGGATGTCACGATTCGTCAGTGGGATGGTGCCGGGTGGGTGACGTACTGCAACGCCAACGGGGCGAGCAACTATCGCCCAGATGCTCGGTTCCCGGTTCCGCTGACGCTGAAGTGGTGGACCGATGGTCAGTGCACCAACTTCGACAATGGGCGATACAAGGTCACGACCACATGGCGCGTGCTCGACATCCCACTGATTCAGGATCGCGTGATCACGGTTGACAGCAACGTGTTCGAGGTGCACCCGTGACCCTCGCTGAAATGCTCCGGCGAGACGAGGGTGGGGTGCGCCATGCGTACCAGGACCACCTCGGCTACTGGACCATCGGGGTTGGGCGCCTGATCGACCAGCGCAAGGGAGGCGGGCTCTCGGAGGATGAGATCGACTACCTCCTGCACAACGACATCCGGCGCAAAACAGCCGAGGTCGCCAAGGCCCTGCCGTGGCTCTCCAGCCTCAACGGAGCCCGTCAGGCAGTGCTGGTGGGCATGGCGTTCCAGATGGGCACCGAGGGCCTCCTGAAGTTCAAGAACACCCTTGCTATGGTGCAGGCCGGCGACTTCGAGGGTGCAGCCAAGGGGATGCTCCAGAGCCTGTGGGCGCGGCAGACGCCAGAGCGGGCGACTCGGATGGCCGAGCAGATGCGAACCGGAGAGTGGACATGAACCCCTTGCTTCTCGGGCCTCTCTTTGACCTCGGCGGCAAGATCATCGAGCGCATGTTCCCGGATCCATCGGCCAAGGCTGCTGCGGAACTGGAACTGCTCAAGATCGCTCAAGCCGGGGACCTGCAGACCGTTTTGGCGCAGCTTGAGATCAACGCCAAGGAGGCCACGCACACCAGCGTCTTTGTCTCGGGCTGGAGACCGTTTGTCGGCTGGTGCTGTGGCGCGGGGTTCCTGTGGGCCGCGATTGGTCAGAACGTGTTTGCCTATGTGGCCGCGATCAAGGGGTGGCCGGTACCCCCGCCCATCGACACCGAGGTGCTCCTGTACGTGCTGGGCGGGATGCTGGGCTTGGGCACGCTGCGCAGTGTCGAGAAGGTCAAGGGTGCGGCTTAGCCTGCTTGGTCCATGCCAGCCATCCGGCGAAGTTCTTCGTAAGCGGCAATCCAATCATCTTCCCCATAAAACCCGCATCCGTACCTGTCGGCAGCTTGGTGCATTGAACGGGCTTGTAGCGTCCACCTCTCCCGCTCTGCTGCTGTAGCGGCCTGCCAGGCCTTCCACAGGCATCGACCAAGCGGGTAATCTAGGCGGTCCTCACGATCACCAGAAGCAGTCATTTCGTTGGCGACGGCCCACGCCTCAAATTGCTCTCGCTGTTTGTCCATCACTTGAGCCACTCCCCCGGCACCGCCTTCGAGTAGGTCGTGATCTGCGTGGCCTTTGCACCCTTGAATCCAGCATCGGCCTTCACCTGACTCAGGTAGAACTCCCGGGCCAGCACCCCGGGGCACGCGGAGAGGTCGAAAGCGTTGCCGTGGGACTTGGGGATGCTGGTTCCGGGCCAGTAGGCTTGGTGGGTCATATCACTCGCTCCTCGGTTGTGAACCTGTGGCCGTTGGCGCACTCGTACCTGCGGCGCCGGGTGCCGTCTCGCCGGGTCCGGGTCTCCAGGCAGAAGGACCATGCCTTGCAGTGGGGGCACTTCACAGCGCACCACCCTTGCGCAACTCGTCCAGTTGCCCGCGCACCGACTCCGCAACCTCATCGGTCTCTCGGGCCGCGAGATCCCTGTCGAAGTCCTCCACGGGCGCGTGCTTCAGTTCCCACGAGAACCACAGGATGAACAGGATGGCGCTCGTGACGCCGATGACCCACCAGATCATGATGCACTCCTCCCAATCTCAGCGGCAGCGCGGACGATGGCGCGGCGAACAGCGGCTGCTGTGTCCAATTCGTCAATGGTCGATTCCCTGAAAAACTGGCCGCGTAACGCGCCAGCAATAGTGCTGGCGCTTGCCTCAACGGGGCCGGTCGAGACTGACATAAACAAGTGGCACGCCAGCCGCAGCGCATCGCCGTCGTCGGTTAGGGGGTTCCAGCGCTCCCAATCAACCATCAACGGTGTTACGTGTTCAACCCCCGCAGCCTTAGCCGCAAGGTCTAGCAACTCTCGATCAGTCATGACTCCCTCGCTTTCAGTTGACGCACGACATCGGTGTGATACCGCATCATGGCTTGGTGATACTCGGCAGCAGCCAAGTGCTTGACCCACTGGCGCTCGGACTCCTCGATCTGCCGCTGCGCGAGGGTCTTGGCGCTGGGGACTCGGAACAGTTCAATCAGGGTTCGCATGTTCAGCGTTCCTTTTTGCAACGTGAGCCATATTCACCAGATTTGAGTACAGGTGGTCTGGCAAGTTTTCCCGACAGATGTCCCGAAAATGGTCATTGATTGACCGATTCTTGAGTTTATTGATCCTCAATGCGTCTGCCAACTTGTGCTGGAGATACTGTGACTCCTGCCCCAACTTGGTGATCTTCATCTGTAATTCGTTGTACATCTTCACGGGTGCGTATCGATGCATTCTCAATGCTTCTGATGCCATTTCACGCAATGCGGACTTGGCCTCAGCCCGCGCAATATCCACCAGTTCTTTTCTCGCCCTCAGTTGGTCAACTGTTTCCATCATCTCTCCTGTGGTTGTGATGTGCAACAGTGTAAAACAATTAAATCCCGCGTGTCAAGCGATATTGTTTGACTGCATTGCGCAAGCCCGCCTGAGTCGAAGCCTTCTCGGTCAGTGCCAGCGCCTGAGCCTGATCCAGAGTGTCGAGCATCAGGATGCGGTGGCAGATCACCGGAGCCCCCTGACCCTGACGCCGGATGCGTGCATTCATCTGGTCGTACAGGTCCAGGCTCCAGTTGAGCCCGTACCACACAATCGTGTGCCCGCGCTTCTGCAGGCCGTCGATCCCATGACCCATGGATGCTGGGTGTCCGATCATCAGGGGGCAGTCTCCACTGGCCCACCGAGCCATGGCGTTGACAAGCGATGCCTCCGACTTGCACTCGGTCAGGTTGATCGGGCGCAGGTGTGCGAACTTCTTCATGATGCGCTCGGCATCGGACCTGTACCCGTAGGCGCACAGTACCTGCTGGCCTTGGGCCTCGTCGATGATCTCCTCCAGCGCCTCCAGTTTGAGGTCGTGGATCGGCTCCCACAGGGGCATCCCGGCCACCGGGTACATGGCGCCGTTGGCGAACTGGAGGCACTTGTTCGTGAGTGCCGCCTGGTTGAACATCTCGACCTCCTTACCACTGTCGAGCAGGATGAAGAACTCGCGCTCCATGCGGTCGTACATGGTCCGCAGGTTCTCGGGCATCTCGATGTTGATGTCGTTGACCACGAGGTCCGGGAGCTTGTTGTAATCCTCGGCACTCATTTCTAGGGTGATGTCGCCGATCAACTGTTTGATTCGGTCGGTGGTGTCATCGTAGGCAATCTGGGTCCGGGTGTCGGGAATCTTGCGATACCACTCGGTCATGAACGCGGTCTTGCTGGTGCCAAGACGCTTGCCTCTGTCGACCACTAGGTACTGACCATGCAGGTCTTTGTACCCATTGGAGGCAGGGGTTCCCGTGAGCCCCGTGATCCACTTGAAGTGATCCAGGACGTTGTGGTTCCGTTGGGCATTGAACACCGCCCTAACTCGATCAGTCGTGCTGTTCTTACACTTTGATCTTTCGTCCCACACGAGGCCGTCGAACGGGAGCGGTCGGTTCTTGCTGATGAAGTAGGTCTGCAGGACCTCCGCGAGCCAGCCGAGGTTTTCGTAGTTCACGAGGTAGATGTTCGCCGGCCGCAGGAGAGCCCTGGTCCTCTGGTCCTTGGTGCCCGTGAGCATCGAGAACGTCAGGTGCTTGGTGTGGGACCATCCGAGGGCCTCCTGCCTCCAGACCAGACGGATCACGCGAATGGGTGCAACGATGACCACCCCGCGCAGGTAGGCCGTGGCCAACAGGTGCGCGATGCTGGTGAGGGTGATGACCGTTTTTCCAAGACCCATATCTAACCAGAGCATCGTGGTCGGCATGGAGCACTGGAAGTTGACGGCACGCTTTTGATAGTCGTGCAGGAGGTCGGGAGTTAGCACGGTCGACACTCCATGTATGCCCGGATCACTTCTGCCGCGACTTGCGGGACGATGGCGTTACCGTAGGCGCGCAGTCGTCCCACTCGGTTGGATACCCCATGAGCCAGCGGGAATGTGCCGGGTTCAACTGGCCTCCACTTCCCGTCGCGGCAGGGGAGCCAGTCGCAGGGAGTCCAGAAACTTGCTGACTCAACGGAATCCCGGTGTCCGTGGGTCGAGGTGGCTTGGTCCCTCGACTGTGATCCTGTGCTGTCGGCGAGACCCAGTTCGCCAGATTCGCCTGCCGTGGCAACTGGTCGTACCTCTCCGACCCGTCTGCTCTCGGCTTGATGTCTGAACCCGAGTCCTTCCAGTCCCGTGTTGTTGTTGTTGTCCAGCCAACTAGGCCACCCATCAGCAACTCCCCCTTGCGCTTCCCGCTTCTGCTGGTCTGACCTCCCTCCATCGTGTTGGGAGTCGGCCATATGGACAGGTGAACTGCGTGGTGCAAAGACACCCCGTGCATCCCGTTTCCGATGTTGGTGTCCTTCCGCAGGACCGTCCCATCCCTTTGATTGTTGGTGTCTGGAGTCGGCCACGAACCAGAGTCTTTGCCTGATGTGCGGAGCCCCGACGCCCGCAGCAGGGACACCGACTGCCCCGAAGGCGTAACCTTCACCTTCCAAGTCATCTTGAACAAGGTCGAGCCACCCGTGGGCAATCGCTGCATCAACCTGTTCACCAAAGATGACTGGAGGTCGCCGGCTCCGTACAAGATGGAACCAATGCGGCCATAGGTGCCGCTCGTCAGCAGTCCCTGCTCCTTGGCCTGCGACGCTGAAAGGCTGGCATGGGCAGCTTCCGGTCCAGACGGGTCTGTCGTCAGGCCATCCCGCGAGTCTGAGGGCCAGGGACCAACCCCCGATACCTGCGAAGAAGTGGCACTGTGTGTATCCAACCAGGTCGGAAGGTCGGACATCTGAAATTGATCGGTCATCTACGTCTCCGGGTGCTATGTGCCCTGCGGCAATGAGGTTGCGCAGCCACTGCGCCGCGTACTTGTCGAGCTCGTTGTAGTAGGCTGTCATCACTGCTCCCGCATCATGTCCACGATGAGTCGGCCAGCCTTGGTCGAGTCAACCACGAACACCATGACCCTGTGACCCCGGAGCCTCTCGTGCTCCCGCTGCTGCTGGGGCGTGGGCTTCTGGCCGGCACGCTTGAACTCGATGAACCACGAGGTTCCCTTGGGCGTGATGAACAGCCTGTCGGGCACCGCGGCTCGGTTGGGGCTCGTGAACTTGTAGACCAGCATGTTCGCCTCCCGGGCGTACTGGCACACGGACTCCTCAATCTGTCTTTCGAGCATGGGTGTTCTCCGGTGGTGTTGTGGCAACAAGGTGCCTGAGATGCTGAATCAGGTCGTGCTGGGCCTGCATCTTGAGGTACGCCTCGGTGGCAAAGCGCACGAGGTTCTTACGATCCCAGGTGCTGAAGATCGGGGTGTCAACGGGTTCTGGAGTCATTCTTTTTCTCCAGTTCGATCAACAACTCGATGAAGTGCTTCGCCTTCTCAAGATCCGCGATCCCACCCTTGTCGCGCCAGCGGGTCAGGTACTTGATTGCACACCCCTCGGCAAAGGGGATGTTGT